AACAAATACCTCATCTATGATGAAGTTACTTCTTTGCCCTATGGGATTGAAGTCTGTGGAATTTCCTTCACCTCTCACCGTCTACATAGTTTAGATTTAGTTGAGAGTTTGTGGAGTCCTATGGATGCTATCTAGTAAGTTCTAGGTCCTGATCGGAGATCCGGTTTTCGTGACGCCCGCGAAAGTATGAGAAACAGGAGTTCGATATGTCTGAGCTTCTTCCCGTCAAGTACGAAGGCGAGTCTGTCGAATATGACGATTCTCCACTGGCGGAAACTTCTCTCACCCACGGCAAACGGTATTTCATCCGTAAGTCGCATGTGGATGCGAGGAGGACCTTGGCGTTTATTCAGAGGCCAACACCCATCTTGGTAGAGTATGAGATCTTCAACATGGTCAATGACGAGTTGAACCTCAATCTTGATCCAAGGACTGACAACAAGAGCGAATACCACCCACAGGGACTCGTTCCTGCTCTCGCTCGGTATGGCAGTAAAATGAGCTACAAGCCAGATTCCATAGCTTTGAAAAGGGCGATGGATTTGACACTTGAAGCTTTCGGAACCACCTCCGGTACTGATACTCCGCTACCACTTTCTGAATCACTTCGTTCTGTGGTTTATATGGATAAGAGTTCAGGACTCCCCGAGTGCATCAAGAAGGGTGACGCCTTCGAGAAGGACTTGGTTCGAGCGAAAAGAATCGCTAGAGGTGAGACTCTCGCTCCTCCGTGCATTGCCTATCACAGGGTTCAGCATGGTCCGAGGTCAACTGGTCCGAAGACTAGGTTGGTTTGGGGTTACCCTCAAGCTCAATTCTTGTTAGAGGCTCGGTTTGCTCCGAAACTTTTGGACATGTTTCTTGGACGTCGCACACCAATGGCGATGGGTCTGTTCAAAAGTCAAATAGGTACCAGAATGGCTAGAATTCGTAACGCAGGAGTCTTTTATTCTATAGACTTTTCGGGTTTCGATTCTTCCGTGCCACCGCAGCTCATTTCTTTTGCTTTCTCTGTACTGAAAACTCATTTCCAAGAGTTCACTGAGGAAGAAGAGAGTGACTGGGACAAAGTGATTAATTACTTCATCCACACGCCGATTGTCATGCCTAATCAGCAGACCTTCATTAAGCATCGTGGTGTCCCGAGTGGTAGTTACTTCACATCGATGATTGATTCTATCGTCAATTATCTCGCTGTGCAGTACGCCTGGATCCTAAACACGGGTGAATCTTTGGACAGTCGTAGTGTCATGGTTCTTGGGGATGATTCCCTTATTGGACACGTTCGCAACGTTCCTTTAATTAAGTTGGCGGAAGCTTTCAGCGACCTCAATTTAACCATGAACGTAGACAAGACTCGAGTAGGTTATGCCGGAAAAGACTGGCCACACTTTCTCGGTCACGACTGGAAATGGGGAATGCCTGACCGACCGATTGAGGAATCGGCTAAACAGGCTTCTTTCCCAGAGAAACCAAGTAAGATGAAGGACCCACACAGTAGGGCCATGATCAGACTCTTTTCAAGAATGTCTGACGCCGTCAGTATTCACAAGCTGTTGGCTTTATTCACAGCTGAGGATATGCCATACCTTCTCCAAGGTTACGCAGCCGCCCTATGGGGACTTGACGGTTCACAATTCGTCGAGAAATCGATGAGACCTGGTTTTTCCG